AGAGGACTTATCGGAGCTTTTAATGGTTAGTAAAATGATTTTGTTGAAAGTTGCGTTGGCGCTCTTGTGTTGTGTTCGGACACAAGCAAGTGCCGACAAGGACCTCTTGGTTGTACGGGAAGATGATATCCCGTATTTGTCTACTTTGGTTGAGTTGAATGATGTCAAAGAAAAGTACAAAAATGCTGAGAGGGCGCTTCTAGAAGCTGAGAAGCGCTTGGATTCTGGTATTACTGGAGCGGTGGTTGAAAAGATTACCGCCGCTGCTGCCAGTGCCGCGAGTACCTTGGAAGGGGGAAAGAAGGCTGCTGGAGAAGTTGCCAGTGATTCGATCAAGAAGGCTAAGGACACTGCCGAACACGTGAAGAGTAGTGTCCGTGACGCAGTTAAGCATGTGTTTGACCGGGCGTGCACCTTTAAGGAGAGTGCTAAACGATACCTGGTTGATACCCGTGAGGAATGCTATGATAGCAGCTTGTTCAAAGTTGCTGCTGGTATTGCCGACTTCTTACAGGAGTTGGTTTTGCATACACCGTCTTTTGGCCCCGCCGATTCATCTGTGGTGGTGTCACTTGTTGGTAATATGTTCTTTAACGGGATTCGCGCACTGGCCATTGGAGAGGCAGTCGTGTTGGTTTTCATTTATGGAAGCTTCAAAATTCCACTTGCTGGACTGGCTTTGACGTATTTGTTTCCGGTGTTTATGCATCTTACATACACTGGTTACACTTTGTACCGCATTAAACTGTGGAAGAATCGGTTTATGCGTGCGCAACGGATAGTGAAGAATGTTTTCCTCACTGATGACGTCGGCGAGATTACACGTGAGGCTCATGTTGAAGGGAGTACCATCCATGAGGTTAATCCAGTGCGGTATGTTGCTGAAGTGCACCGTGCTGGAAATGGAGACACATTCGTAGGTTTGATCTGGCGACATGGAGATTACCTGATTACTTGTGCACATGTTCTTGCTGCTCGTGGCGTAATGATCAAGTCCCGTCAGGGTACTTTGGTTCGTTTGCCATTGAAAGGTTGGAAAATTAGTGCTAAGAATGACGTTGCTGTTGTCCAGTGCACGCAGGCTCTTCTGAGCCAGTCGGGCCTGGGCTCTGCGAAGAGTGTCAAGCTGCCACGGCTGCTTATGAACACCAAGGTTGTTGAAGTTGGTAAGGCAGCGTGTGGGGCTATTCTCACGCGTAGTGAGCATGCACCATATGCGTTGTTGCATAGTTGTTCAACAACAGGAGGTGGCTCGAGTGGGGCACCTCTTGTTAATGATTCTGGTGATGTGGTTGCCATGCACGTTGGCGCCATGAAAGAGAGTGGAGTCAACACTTGTGTTTATTTGTCCCCCTTGTTCCGAGCTTGGAGACTTAAGGGGTTTGTTCCTGAGAGTTACGGTGAAGAAACTGAAAATGAGTTGTCTTTGGAGTCCGAAGAAGACCGCCGTGAAAGTAAGGCTGACAAAGTCGCTGCTGAAGAAGAGCGACAGTACCAAGTGGCCCAAACGTATTATCGCCGCCGGAACTCAGAAGTGAGTTCTGATAGCCGTGATGATCGTGAGCGCCCTGATGTTGATGACCGTACCGAAGATCTTTTCGCGAATGGTCAATTTCAATATGATGAGGGCACACGAAATTTTGAAATTGTGGAAGCACAACAACAAGCTGCGTGGGCACAATTGATTGGAGGCGCCTCTACGTATGCCGGTGGGCGTACGTATGGAGGACGGACTTACACCCGAGAGGGTGTTGAGTCACCGAGTTTAAACGGGGTTACGGCACCAGTGATGGTGCCGGCCTCTGGCAGCAGTATGCCCGGTACACTAGCGGTTCCGGGCAACCCCTTACCGGATTTATCGGAGTTGGAGTTTGCAGTCCAGCAGCTCCTCATGCAGGAGGAAGGGCGGAGATTGTTCTCCCAAGCTTTGATATCTGTTGCCGGGAGATCCCAGTCGAACTCACAGCCGAAATCAAAGACTTCTACACCATCGCCAGTGGCTACTCATTCCCGCCGGGGGAAAGAGGAACAACGCGAGTTGGAGTCACTAACACCTACAACGGAGACAGTCAATCCTGGTGGGAGACTGAGTACCATCGACCTGGTGAGGGTCCTTGTGACTCACCTAACTGCGGGGCAGAATTGCGATGCCCCAGACCAGCGTGTAGTTTCGATTACACCGGTCTTGGAGGCAGCGGTGCAGAGCAAGCTTGCGCCGGCACCCCAGAAGTCACGGTCTGCCAGGAGACATGCAGCGCGGCGAAAGAAGGCCCAACTTGCGAAAATCGCGGGGGGCCCAATTCCGTTGGTGCCGGGGCCAATCCCAGCGCCAAGCAAACGCGCGCAAAAGAAAGCGGCGAAGGCAGTAAAAGCCCTTGCGGCCAACCCACAGGCATTGCCTGCGCCCCAGACGGCAGTTGCAAAACTGACCAAGTCTGCGCGGCGAAGACAAAACCAACGGCAGCGAACGGGAAGACCAAAGCAGGCCCCGCCGCCACCCAACCCACAGGGAAACCGGCGGGCCCGCCGAGCGGCAAAAGCTCAGGCGGCTCTGCTGATGCAGCCGGCCCCGCCCCAAAAACGATTTGTGCCGTCACTCAAGGTGCAACACGGGGCTGGAGTCGGTCTTGTTCCAGTCCCACAAGCCATCTTCGGCCAACAAATCCAAGCGAAGCAGCCTCTGCCACCGGTTCCAAGGAACCAACGGCGGTTTGCGCAGCTAGCTCCGGAGTGCCGTCGATCTCCGGAACAACGGGATTCAGTGCCACCACAAGTGGCTATGGAGCCGCTGTATACGGAAATGGCGGAGTTGCAGTCAGGAATGGCTTCACCTTCCCCAAGGCCAACGGATCCAGGAGACCCGTGGGCGGGTTATCCGCCGGATATGCATCAAGTGCACCCGGCGTTCGAAATGCCGGAATTCTTTCCGCCTTTACAGGCGGACTTCCGGGCGCGGTCGATCTACATGCTCGACAACATGTTGATGGGCAGCTACGAGGCGCGGGACGATCTGGTACGGAACCTGTTGCAATTTCAGGACTACCTGCCCCCGATGCATTTTTGGCAGCCACCTACCATGCCCATGCAATGGACAGAGAGTGGGCCGACGGCAAGCGTACCGCAAGTGAATTTGGGTTGGGGACGATCACAGTCCCTTGGCTCCGAAGGTGTGAACGAACACAACCTCCAGGCCGGACCCGCGAAGAAGCATTGAGTATGCTTGTGTCGCGATATCCTATGTGGGTCTTGCAACCACACATGTGTGCTGGCGCTTCTGATGCGGTTATTCGTGCGAAGATTAATGAAATTATGTTAAAAATTCCGAATAAAAGCACTCCTGGGTATCCTTTCAGCATGACCGGTGCAACAACGAATGAAAAGTTGCTACGGTTGTACAGAGAAGATGTAGTTAAAGCTGTTTTGACTGTGTTTAAGTTCTATCGAACTTGTACACCTGAGGAGTTTAAAAATAACCCGCTCGAGAAATTGCAGCAGGGTTTACGCTATCCGTACATTTTTAGCGTTAAGAAAGAAGCGCATAAGCAGAGTAAGGTCGAGGCTAAGAAATGGCGCGTCATCATCCCCAGCGGGATCATTAACCAGTGTGTTGAACGGTTGATCTTGTGTGGGTTTCAGGAGTCCCTTGATGTAAATTATGGGGACACTATGCAAGCTACGAAAATTGGCTTTGATGATGATGGCATTCAGGTTGTCGGCCGCATGTATGATGAGAAGTGTAAATTGTATGGACGTCCAGCAGTTGGCAGTGATGCAACTGGCTGGGACGTTAGTGTCTGTGAAGTCGGGCACTATACTTTTGGCGATCTCGTTGTTTGCACTGCGGTCGGTTTTAAAGAAGATTTGTTGTGTTTCCAAAACATCGTGCGATCGATGTGTTTGGAGAACTCTGATCCCCTGTTTGCTATTGACGGTTGCATTGTTCGACAAGTACAACCTGGTAAAGTGCATTCAGGGTGTTATGACACCACCCCCGGTAACGGGGGTCAGCGCGGATATTTAGTACATAAATCTGGCGGTGTCTGGAGCATTACGCGAGGTGATGATTGTGTGGAGTGGACCACCCTTGAGCCTAAGGTGTTGGTTGACTACTACACTCGCGTTATGGGCCTAAAAGTGAGAGACGTTGAGGTCTTCACTGCTGATAGGTTCAAAATTTGCTCCCATATTTTCCAGCGTGGTTCCGATGGCGTGTGGACTGCTGCTCTTGAGTCATGGAAGAAAAGTGTTGTCACATTTCTGGCTAAGAAAAGTGCGACCAAGTCTGACTTGGATGTGTTGATGTATGAAATGAGACACAACAATCCAATTGAGCGGCTGATTGCGCACCGTGTGTGTTCCTTGCACGTCGTCACCGTCGGTCCGCGGCGGTGAAAAGATTTTAAGGAATCTTTTCAAATGGCGAATAATGCAATTGCTGGAGAAAACGCAGAAATGCGTCATGAAGAAGCTGTTGTAGAAACAGCTGAACGCGCCCTTGATGTGATTGAGGCGCGTGCGGGACTTTCACCCGCAGGTCGAGCGTGGGTCACGTTGGCAGCAGATCCATTTCATGATACTGCTGTCGATATTGATGGCCTGCCCGACTATCGAACTCATCGGACTATTACGCAAGTGATAACCCGAACGAATCGGTACACTGTGCCCGTAGTCGACAACGTTCCGTTGACTACTCCTTGGGCACTAAGTATCTTTTCTACACCGTGGAATCAAACCACCGCGGTGTATCCTTTTAGCATTGTGGGTCAGAATATGACTATCAGTGCTGCCCCTTATACTGGCCAGGGCGGGACCATAACTATGGTTTCGTCCGCTAGTACTTCTAACATTTATCCCCCGAATGGAGCTGATCCAACCCTCACAATTGATGGGTTGAGTCCTACGACGTATGCCACTGCGGCACCTACGCCTACGGATAATTTCACGAATGGACAACATCGTGTTATTGCAGCTGCGTTCGAAGTGTACATGACTGGGTCGACTCTTGTTGACAGTGGTGATGTTGTTGTTTGGAAACAACCATCAACCACCATTGAACGATATATTGTTGCTCAGCAGTTGCCTATCCCGGAAACGGGAGCTTGTGGCATCTACACACGTGGCCCACCTGCAACTGTTCAGGAAGCCATGACCATACCTGGGTCACGCCGATGGCGTGCTAAGGATGGGTGTTATGTACCCCTACTACTTAATGATGAGGACATTCCGTTTCGTCCTTGTCTACCTACGTTCTTTGCAGACGTTGATCGAACCATTCCCACTGATACTTTTGGTGGGACTCCCGCGCAAGGGTTCACCCCGATTCAAGGGTGGACTGTTGCACAGGCTCTTAATGGACCAGATTGCTTGTCCCAGAATTACTTTCATTGTGCCGGTGCTCATTTTGATGGCATCGACCCGAAGTGCACGCTCACTGTAGTTGCGCGCTTTGTGATTGAGAGGGAGCCGAGTGTCAGTGAGGCTGATCTCATTGTCTTGGCTCGCCCTAGTCCCCCCGCAGATGAAATTGCGTGGAGGATTTATACTGAGATGGTGCGGACGGCACCAGCCGGTGCCCCAGTGCGTGACAACGCACTAGGTGCCTGGTTTGCAAATTTGGTAGGAGATCTTGCGCAGGAAGTGATTCCTGTAGCTGGTGATTTCCTGGTCAACAAGGCTGTGGGTGGGAGAAAGAAGAAGAAGAGAGCGGCTGCGACAACGTCACGAACTGTTGCAGTAGCTCCTAGGCGGAAGAGGAGGTGAGTTGGCGTCCCCAGTGTGGGGAGTAGTGTTGTAGCAATACGACGCAAAATCGTGTAGTGAAATGTATGGTATCTGTTGCCCTAAAATTCAAAAAAAAATTTTCTTGTTGGGATTATAACAACCTACTACACTACGGCGTCGCTTCTTGACATGTGCGTAACATGTCTTTGTGTGTTGTGATAGATGAAAAGCGGACGGTTCTGCTGCTGACGAAACATGTCAGTTCTGTTGTG